TAGAAATTGCAAGAGGATTTAAGGAAGCCCTGTGATTAAACTAATGTATGACACATAAACAAAAGTAAAGGGAGTGACCGTAATTGGCTACTCCCTTTTGTCTATCGTGTATCGCCACTACCACCTATTGTTCCATTGTGTTTTCGTTTAGATAGTTTGCTCTCATTCTGTGCAGCTATCATACCCAACGTAAGGTTAAGGTCAGTAGCTAGTGCAGCACAGTACCACAGTACATCACCTATCTCACTGGCTATGTCCTCTCGCCATGTGTCAGGCCTATTGTCTGGCCCATCACGTATAAGTTTCTTTACCTTATTGGCTACCTCCCCTGCCTCACCAGCTAACCCTAACGCAGGGTATAATATCTTATGCTGGTCAGGATAGATTGCAGTGCTTGCTGCGCTACGTTGATACGCATTAAAATCAGACATGCTGTACTTCTCCTTCAGAAACTGTTCTGCTTCTGCCTGTAGTTCCTTCATACTCCTTCACCCTTTTAAGTTGGTCGAAGTAGGCTTTATTAAACCCACGATTCCATTCACGATGCTGCATAGTGTCTCCACTGAATGGACTTGACAGGTTACTACCACTCTTGAATGATGTGTAACCCATTTGATATTGCACTCTTAATGGTGCATCGTATTTACCCAAGCCACGTGAGGCTCTGCTTTTATCTTTCATAAGTATTCTCCTTATGCTACGTTGATTAACTTTGCTTGTGTGTAAGGCACGTGATAGAACTGTTCTCCATTAAATATGTTACGTCCCTTTGCTTCTTTAAGAATATCATCTGTAAGTAGGCTGCTGTCAATACACCAGCATTGCTTCATTGTATCACTAAAGATATAGAACTTCAAGTTGTTATGTTTAGATAGTAGTTTCTTTTTACGTTCTGGTATACGTATCTCTTCCCAATGGCTAGGCCACTCACCCTTCCATGCAGTCTTTACTTCTGCTTCACTGTAATACTTTACTCCATCTTTCTGTGTAACTACATCTGCATCATATGATTCTGTACTGTCTACAAGATCATGTCCCTCACCAATAAGGTGAGAGATCAATGTTTTCTTAGCTACTGCGTCATACTTGCCATAAAGATTATGTGAGAATGATTTTCTATATGCAGTCATGCTTACTCCAGTTCTGTTTAAGTTTCTAGTAATTTCTTTATCTTGTCAAAAAGAATATCATTAGTATTATTTAAACTAGTTATTTGATACTTGAGTTGTGTAACTAGTTTGTTACAATACGTTAGCTCACCTAGAAGATTGTTCTGTTCTTCAGTAAACTTATCTGTATCATAATCCTTTTCTCCAATTGTAACAGTTGCCATATCTATTCTCCTTATACCAAATCTACTATTTCACATACACCACCAGAGCAAGCCATAGTTTGCATAGCTACAGTGTTATCGTCTTTCTCGTACTCAGACAGCCCAGCCCAATCAATCTTGTCAGGCATGATAGACAGTAACATACTATAGTCTGACTTGCCAACCTCCTGATAGGGTGCTTGCTGGTAAGTGTGATCAGAGTGTGGTAAAAAAGACACACCTGACATCTCATCGAAGTGTTCATAAACAAATGCACCTACCTCAAACCATTCTTCATCACGTACTGTACATGTGATGCTTGGTTTGTGCTCACAAAAATGCCGTTGATAGGTAAGCCAAGTCTTTAACTGTTCTATTGCCGACAGATCATTGCGTGTTACCGACATTGCAGGTGACATAACAGGGAAGCTAAACACTGTAGTAGCATCAGGCTTCATTACATCAGGCTCACTAGGCACTCCTTGGTCTTTCATAAACTGTGTTAAGGGGTCTTTGTTGTCTCCTCTGACAGTTCTAATATAGTAATTGGAGTGCCTTGCGTGTATCCCAGAGGCACTGTCGACAAGTTGTGAGACTGTCCCGCTTGGCTTGACACAGGTGATCGCTGTTGAAGCAGGGATACCCAAATGATCAGCCCACTTAGCGTTAGTAGTAACAGAAAGCTTACGTAATTTCTCAAGAGTTTTCTCCAGTTCTGGGTTGTGGGTGGTCATCAAAGGGTTATCCATTATCCCGGTGAGTGACACACCAAGCAAACGCTCTTCTTCTGTATTGGTAGTCCACACTTTTCGCAGGTATGGGAACTTTGTGTACGTGCTTTGGATCGTCCCAAGTATTGTGGCGAGTTTGACTTTTCGCTCCAAGTCTTTAGCCGTGTCAGTGGATCGTACCACAACTTCCGTAAGATTACAGAACTGGTTCGGACGAAGTATGATCTCGCTGCAAGGGTTGCAACCAAACTCATAATTAGGGTCTCGTCTACCGTACTTCTCAACTTGTTTTTTACTAGCTTGCCTATTGAATATACCACGTTCACCACTCCCCGACTCTACTAATGACATCCACTCTCTCATAAAAGATATGGAGTCTGGTTTCTCTGTATAGCTAACTGAGTTATTAGCTAATGCACGTTGAGGATTGTTGTCCCACCATGCACCTGACTTTGCATGACGCATACGATCATCAGATAAATTACTTAGAGAGATCATAGCACTACGGCGTACACCACCTACTACAACTACCTCACCTATCTTACACATGAGGTCGTGGCATTCAATAGATGACAGCCTACGCCCAGTTGCATTCCTAAAGATGGTTGTAGAAAAGTTAAACAAATCAATCAAAGGTGCAGGGCCACTGGCTCTACCACCAAATGTTTTTAGTCTTGCACCAGCAGGACGTACACGACTGACATCCCACTGTGGGATTTCACCAGCCCAAAGGAGAGCCAACACTTGTCTGAAAGACTTAGCCCACCCTTCCTTGCTGTCCTTGACGACGACAGTAGTTTCGCTCTCGAACAACTTAGGCACTTCTGGGAGCTTGCTGATGAACTGCCGCTCTACACTAAAGCCCACGCCAGTGCCACACAGGAGGATGAACATAGCCTCATCGAAAGCCTTGGGGTCATCGACAGCTAAGTAGCTACAGTTGTACCCAGCGGTGTTGTCACGATCTAGTGCAGGGCCAGCAGTCATCATAGTTCTCATGCTAGGCATAACCTCTAGGTTAAGTATTGCATTCTCAATCTCGGATGCTGTAGCTGCATCTACGTGTGGTACAACTACGTTGTTCATGTAACGTGATACTGTTTCTCCATAGGTTTCCCTACGCTTTTCTTTGTCATCCCACCTAGCGTAGCGAGACTTGTGTATGAATGACTGATAGTCTGTTGGTAAAAAGTTGTCCATATTACTACTCCGATATTGTGTTAATTGATTTAATGTCTATGCCATCTATGTCATAGAGGTATGCATGTAGTGATTGTTCTAGCTCACTTTCGATCTGCCCATCAGCAGGTGTGGGGTAATCATCTTCGTCTACCTCAAGGGTTATGTAAAGTCTAACCCTCATCTTCTTCTTCGATCAATTGATTAAGATACCATTGAGCTTTCTCTAAATCCTCAACACCATTCTTGTACCGATACCGCCACAGGTATTTCATTATATTACCCTGTAGGTAGTGAGAAAAACCATCCTCTCCTGTAGCTGCACGTATAGCATCAATACATTCTATACCTGCAAAGTTGTAGTGATCAGGTGAGTTTACATTGTCAGAGAGAGTAGTGTCTCCTATAGTAAACGACTCACCGTTTAATGTTATAGTACTGTCTGTCATTTCTCTATCTCCTTATTTAAATTTTACATTTATTATGTTACCGTCAATGCTCTCTAGCTTACGCTGGGGAGCTTCTTCTTTTTCTACCACACTATTGGCTAGTTTGTAAAGGGTGTCTCTTATATATTCGTCATCTTCCATAGCTGGTATTGTGGATAGCAACATCTGTGTTAGCTGCATGAGGTTTACGTAGTCCCCATCACTGAGGTTGTTCTCATCTGTTGTACAAGTACCTATCTCTAACTCCCCTGTCCAACTACCGTCATTATCTGTTACAGGACTTATTCGTACTATGAAATCGTTTGGGTCAAACTCTAAAAATATTCTCTCATTATTTTCCATGCTCTCTCCTTTTAACTTTCTTTAGTGGGAAGGGTATTAAACTTGGATGCATGTCCTTACCCTTCTCATACAACCATTCTTCAGGTATGATCCTGTCGTGGAACATAAACTTATTCTTAACACACCACTGACCGTAGGTTGTCTTAGCTCCCTTACTTAGCTTGCGTCTGCTACTCTCAAACACAAACCGTATGTCCAGCTTAGGGTGCTGTAGTTTTATGTAGGCATGTTTACGTCTGTCATCTGCTGTAAACCTACCCTTAGTCTCTATTATAATACCGTTAGGTAGCACAAAGTCTGGGGTATAGATACGATACATGAGGTCTTCCCACTCAATCTTGACTTCCTCATACTTTACCTTGATACCTTTCTCAACTAAGAAGTCCTTGTTCTTTATCTCAAGACCACTTCTATACCCATGCTTTAGTGCAGCGGCAAATCTTTTACCGTTCATTGTCACGCCCCTATACTAATGTAGTTAACTATAGGAAGTGTTCTAGCTTTTGATACCTTAGATGGTAACTCTTGTAATGTTTCAAAGCAAGAGAACCTGTAGTCACAGAACTTACAGTTGTCATTTAATATGGTGTTACCTGATGGTGTACCTCTGAATGTTTCAGGTACAGGCTCGAAGCAACGCTCAAACTTGTTCTCGTTTACAGTATCAACTGTCTGTTCTAACTTAGTTATCTCTACATCTAAGTCAAGACCATCAGCAGGTACGTACTTGATGTTGCCATTAGCTTTGTTGACAACCCACCAGCCACCTACCTTCTTACCTGAAGCTTTAGAGTAGCCAGCTAACTGTCCTACGTAACCAAATGGATCACTCTTTTGTAACGTATCATACGAGTCAAACTTGTTTCGATATGACCAATCGGATGCAGACTTAACGTCATCCATTGCTCCATCTACAACAATATCATAAGAACCTTTTACTGTTGTGTCACCTAGTTGTAGTGATACGAAGTTATCCTTGTCTTCATATGGGTAACCTGCTTCCTTTATGATACCTTTAAATGCTGCCTCAACGATGTCTCCTAGAAGCATGTTCATTACGAACGTGGTTGGTTTGGGCAATGCTTCCTCTGGCTTGTTCTTCGCAAACCAAAGCTGACAAGTTGGCTTACCAATGTTAGACATTCGCAAGCGAAACTCATCACGCTTATTGCCCCCACCAAACTGACGTCGCATAGCATCCATTACATCTGTACCAATCTGTAGTATTGTCTCTTCAGACATTGTGGATTTACCAGATGTAGCATCTTCAAGATACTGATTGATCGCCAGTTCAGCAGGGTGATGCATTAGACAAAGTCCTCTGCGTCAATATCCACAAACTCTTCCACCGTAGCTGTGTCTACTTCCTCATTCTTGTGCATGTTCTCATTCCATGCACCTAGGATGTAGGTATTGTAGTTCTCTATCCAAGCTATGAAGTTAGCAAAGTTTTCCTGTGATTCATTGTCCATCTCCAACGTGTTGTTTAGATCAATATTAGCTACAGGAATGTAGTAGCTGCTGCCATTGGGTAGTGGTACTTCTTTTGTGGTAGCTTCGATATAGTGTTGAGGTGGTAGCCTACGCATTTTGCCATACTTATTAATCATCTCACCCATGATTTTGAATGCATCACGATTGTCAATCTCCCAGATGAATGCGGTAGTGTCTATGTCCACAGGACTACCACCTTCGTCTGTTGGGTTGATCATCTCTACTGTACCAAACATAGCACGAACACGTTTGATAGACTTGATTAGGTCCTTCATGTTATCTGGTAGTGCTGCCCAATCTTTAATGAACCCAGCAGGTTTGCCACAGTTGAAGCCTCCATTGTTGTCCTTCATGTCACTGTTCATGTCATTAGCCATAATGGTCTTGACAAAACGATTGGGTGTACTGTCAGTACCCTTGATAAACTTCTTGTACATAAACCTTTGCAAGAAGGGACGAAGAGATACTTTCTCTGCATAGTAGGTAGGCCCATCAGGTATCTCAAGTTTGTATGTACCCCCAGAGATTACCTCTACGTTCTTCATCTTACCAGCAACTTCTTGCTGACCCATAAGGGGTGTGTGCTGGATACGAAGTCGAGCTAGTGTACTAGTCTCATTCTTCTTGGGTTGATCTGAACCCATACCCATTGCTTGCGACATTTCTGCAAAATTATTAGTGTCGATTGTTGCTACGTTACTCATGTGGTAGTCTCCTTTTATATAAAACAGACGCTAGTTATATCATGCTA